TAGCACTTCTGCTTCTGGTGAGTTCACTTTAGGTGACAGTAATGTAACCAGTTTGCGCTGCAATGACACTTCTATTTCTACCCTATCAGACCGTAGAGATAAAACAAACATTCAGGATAGCATATATGGCCTCGCGTTTATTAATGACGTAAGGCCAGTGACCTTTGATTGGAACCGCCGCGACGGAACGATGCAGGGTCGCAAAGAGGTAGGCTTTATCGCGCAAGAACTTGCTGATGTTGAAATTGAATACTCGTCACACGCTCACACGCGATTGGTAAGCTACGAAAATCCTGCAAAACTTGAAGCAAGGCCACATGCACTTTTGCCTGTTTTAGTAAAAGCTGTGCAAGAGTTGTCGGCTAAAAACGATGCGCTAGAAGCGCGAATAGCTGCATTAGAAGGAAACTAAATATGGCTGTAAATGAACTAGATCGTGAATATTTGGACTTATTGCATGCTTGCGATCAAATTGAAAACATTATTGCTGGATTAAAGCAAATAAGTGGGTCTGACGAAGAGAAAAAATCAAGCGTTGGCAATATTGTTATGTACTTAGAGACAGAAATCCTAGACGATAAGTACACAACCGCTGGCAAGGATATGACGCGCATCAATGATGTGATTGCGGCGGGTCGCACTTACTGGAAGTCATAACACATGCTAGGCTTTACACCATTAGCGGCGGCACCACTCGCCGATAGTGGTAAGGTCGTATATGCACTAAGTTTTTCAGACATAACAACAACGCCTGTCGTTGATAGTGCGAATGTTATTGTCGTCTATAACTTTAGCGCGGATAGCATAAGCACAACGCCAGTTGTTGATAGTGTTAGCGCGTCAATCATTAGCAACTTTGCGCCGCAAGAGATCACGTCTGGCGCACCTGTTGTTGACGACATCGCAACTGCGATAACGTCAAACTTTGACGCAGACGAAATCACGCTTGGCGCACCTACAGTAGACAGCGCAACTGTCGCGGTTATCTCTAACTTTGCCCCTGTTAGCATAGAGACAACGCCTGTCGTTGTCACACTGCCATTCTTCCAAGAATACGCGCTGACAATGGTAGAGATTACTGCGGGCGTACCAACGCTGCCTGCTCGCTTTACTTGGGACTATCAGGAGCCACCCACCGATAGTTGGACAGATCAGGCCGATGATGATAGTGTATGGACAACGCAGGCTGATAGTAGCGACACTTGGACGGAAGCTACAGAGCCGACAGATATATGGACTGATGTTACTGACCCAACCGACACATGGTCAGAAGCTGCATAGGAGACTTAGATGGCTGATACAACGACAACAACGTATGGTCTAACCAAGCCAGAAGTGGGAGCTTCTGCTGATAGTTGGGGTACAAAGCTCAACACAAACCTAGACACCATTGACGATCTTCTTGATGGCACAACGCCTATTGCCCCAAACCTTACTGAAGGGTCGTGGAAAATTGGCGGCGTTGCCGTGACTGCTACTGCCGCTGACTTAAACGCTGGCGGTGGGCCGACAACGCCAAGCACAACAACATTTACTGAAATAGCAACATATGGCGACACAACAGGTTCGTCTTTAGCTGGCTCAAATATACTTCTTACTCAGAATAGCCAAAAACTTTTCTTTAAGAGAGATGGAGAAAGTACCGATATTGGCGTTGGGTTTGGAGTTGATAACTTCAACAATTCCTCAGTTGGCGATACTGACATTGTGTCTATTGGTAGGGATATTGTAACGGAAAACTGGGCATCTTACACAGGCGGCACAATTAGCACTGGTATATTTTTGGGTAGGCAGCTTGTTGATTGGGTTCAAGTTACTGGTTCACCTACATTAGATGACCTTCCAGATATCTGCATAGGTCATAGAAACATTTACTTTAACAATAACATAACTACTGGTGTCACTGTTGACGCTGATCAAGCTATTATTGTGGGAAGGGAAAATTGCATAACCCAAGGCTCATCATGCCCAACCTCAATTAGCTTTAGCGGCTCCTATATTTTTGGCAGAGGCAACGCCAATATAGATACTTCCGCGACAGGGACTTATACAGCAGGCGCTGCCACGGTATTTGGTGAAGGCAATATAGAAAGTGGGTATGGAAGTAGCTTTATATCATCAAATGATTTTGCCTTTGGCACGGGGAACTTTAAACATGGAACATCTGCGGAGGGCGATTGGTACACACAACACAACATTGCAGTCGGCGAGTATAACATATGCGGCACCCCTGCAAGCAACTATACATTAACGGCAAGCTATAACGTTGCTGTCGGCAAGGGTGTTCTTGACGGGCCGAACTCGTCATCTAATGCTACAGTCACTAACTGTGTGGGTATTGGTCGTGACGCATTGGGTGATAATGGTGGTGGAACAACATCAAACATCGTTTCAATAGGATATCAGGCTGGAACCTCAAGTTCTCCATCTGGTAATCTGGTGGGCAACAGTAATAAAATCTGTTTAGGCAACAACAGCATTACGCATGCTTATATTAAGGCAAGCTGGACTGTCACATCTGACGAAAGAGATAAGGCTGACCGTACTTCATTTACGCTTGGCCTAGATCAGATCAATCAGATAAACCCAATTTCCTATAAGTGGGATATGCGCTCTGATTATTTCGTTTACGACAACGAAGAGCGTGAGGTAATTAGTAAGCCAACGCCAGACGGAACCCATAAGGTAGATCAAACATTCTTAGGGTTTTCTGCGCAGGAACTAAAGTCTGTCTTTGATGCGGCGGGTGCGCCAGATAAGGCAATTATTGACGACAATGACCCAGAAAACCTGAAACTCAAAGAAAGCGCGTTGCTGCCAGTTATGGTGAACGCAATCAAGGAACTCTCAGCAAAATGCGACAGCTTACAGGCTCAAATTGATGCAATGGGAGCATAAATATGCCACTCATACCTCTAAAGATACCAGCGGGGTTCTACAGAACAGGCACTGACCTTGATGCCTCTGGACGCTGGCGCGATGGCTCGCTTGTGCGCTGGCGCAATAATTCGCTCAGACCGATTGGCGGCTGGACTGAAAACACGCTATTCGGGACAGATGGCGACTTAGGTATGACCAATGTGCCGCGCGGTATGCATACTTGGCAGGCCATTGATGGAACGCGCTACATTGCAGCGGGATCACATAATGAGCTTTATGCGGCACTTGCGTCAAATACAACGTATGACATCACCCCATCTGGGCTGACAGCGGGTCAAACAGATGCCACGTTTGAGGATGGGTATGGATACGGCGCATATGGACGCGAGACATACGGCACTGCGCGTACCACTGGGACACTCATTGAAGCCACAACGTGGAGCTTGGATAACTGGGGTGAATACCTCGTTGCCTGTTCGTCTGCTGACGGCAAGTTGTACGAGTGGCAGCTAAATGGCGCAGTCGCAGCCGCGCAAATCTCAAATGCGCCAATAGATAACCTTGGCCTAATCGTTACAGAGGAGCGCTTCCTGTTTGCACTTGGCGCGGGCGGCAACCCTCGCAAGGTGCAGTGGAGTGACCGCGAGGACAACACAACATGGACACCAGCATCCACAAACGAGGCTGGCGACATTGAGTTGCAATCGGCGGGCGAAATCCAAACAGCGATCCGAACACGCGGTCAAACGCTAATCCTAACCACAACATCAGCACATACGGCGCGATACATCGGCCCACCCTACGTTTACTCTTTTGAGCGTGTCGGAACGTCATGCGGTGTTATTTCGCGCCAAGCTGTGGCAGATGTTGATGTAGGTACATTCTGGATGGGCCAGCGTGGCTTCTTTGGCTTCAACGGCAACACTGTGACAGAGATACCGTGCGATGTTCACGATTACGTCTTTGGCGACATCAATACGGGTCAGGTAAGCAAGACATGGGCCTTGGCAAATGGTCAGTTTGGCGAAATCTGGTGGTTCTACTGTTCATCAGGCTCTAACGAGATTGATCGCTATGTGGCATACGATTACAAAGAGGGTCATTGGCTAATTGGCAATCTATCCCGCACATGCGGTGTGGAGCGCGGCGTGTTTACCTATCCCATGCTGATTGATAGCGGTGCGGTAGTTTATGACCATGAGCGCGGCTTGGCGCACAGCGGTGGAACAGTCTACGCTGAAAGCGGGCCAATCAGCATTGGCAACGGCGACAACATCATGCAGGTTACTGACCTCATCACTGACGAGCAGACGCAGGGCGATGTCAGCGTGACGTTCAAAAGCCGCTTTTACCCGAATGACACTGAGTACACGCACGGGCCATACACCCCCTCAGACCCAACGTCTGTGCGGTTCTCAGGCCGTCAGGTGCGCATGAAAGTGGAGGGTCAGACATTGGCAAACTGGAAGGTTGGCACAATGCGCGTTGATGCTAAAGCGGGTGGGCGCAGATAATGGCAGCACCTGTATTACCGCCAATCACGGACAACCTCAAAACTTGGGGGCGTGAGCTTACAACGTATTTGCAGCGTCAATTGCCGCGTTTGTACTTCAAAACGTCTACAGACAGCCCAGCGGAGAACGGGATCATTCTGTGGGATGAGACAAACAAGTATCCTGTCGTGTCCAAGGATGGCGCGTTTGTGCAGATCGTCTTAGAGGATGGTCAATACGCTGGCGCAGTCACGACAGACCAGACAGCGGCATCCACAAACACAGCGTATGCTTTAACGTACACCTCTAGCATTGCTGAGGGCGTAACAAATGGAACGCCTGCAAGCCGCATTGTGTTCGCTGAAGCTGGTCAATACATGATTAGCTTTTCTGCGCAAATTGCATCAACGTCCAGCAGCACAGTGAACTTCTGGTTTTGGCCTCGTATCAACGGGGCAGATGTCACGGGATCAACGATGAAAAACGCATTGCACCAAAACGGTTCGGTGCTGGTTGTGTCACGCTCTGCAATTTTTGATGTAAGTGCCAATGATTATTTAGAAGCTATGTGGGCAGTAGATAGCACAAGCGGATTTTTAGATGCCACGGTTGCAACTGCATTTGCGCCTGCCGCGCCTGCGTCCACGATTGCAATTACGAGGTTGCACGGATGAATGCGTACGCGCCTATAGACGTATTGTTTAAATGCAAGTCTTGGATAGAGGCTGCTTTAGAGCGCTCTGGTGGTCACAATACGTGGGATGAGGTATGCGAAGGCATACGCTCTGGCAAGATGCAGTTATGGCCTGCAGAGCGTGGGTGCATTATTACAGAAATCGTGGTATATCCTAATACAAAAGCCTTGCATGTGTTCCTTGCAGGTGGTGAATTGGATGAAATTTTACAAATGACTGAAAATGTGAAAGAATGGGCAAAATTGCAAGGCTGTTCGTTTGCCTCATTTGATGGTCGTTTTGGATGGCAGAAACCTTTGGAGAAAATAGGCTGGAAGCCTCACTCCATAACAATGCATTTGGAGTTTTAAGATGGGTAGCAGAAGCACTCAATCAACCAAAATCCCAGAGTATATAGAAGAGGCAGGTAAACTGGCTCTTCAGCGCGCTCAGGAAGTTCAGGCGATGGGCTATGTACCCTACATGGGTCCAGAGGTTGCGACAATAAATCCATACGAGCAAGCTGCGGCAGCAAATGTCGGCGGCATGGCTTCTGCTTTTGGAATGCAAGCGCCTACTGGGTTGGACATGGGCGGCATGCCAACGGTCACTCAGGGCGGTATAACAGGTTATAGTTCATATCCAGCGTATCTGTCCGCAATGGAGCGTTTGCGTGAGCAGCGCCCAGACCAGTATGAATACCTCTCAGGCATGGGTCGCTTTGACCCAATCACTGGTGCGGTTAATCCAAACTACAACATGCCTGTCATGGAAGGCGAAACTGCAAGCAATATGCCAGTGGTGTCACCATCCTCAGGTGGCGGGAATGATGACGCGCCAAGTCATGCTGAGATCATGCAGATGCATTATGGAAATCCAAATGGACCAAGCCCCCAAAAGACATCAGGCGGCTTTGACCCACTAGGGCCAAGCGGTAATTACTCTTTGGACCTGAGCGAGACGCCAGTTGGCAAGCTGTTCGGTGGCCTTAACAAAGCGATAGGAAATTAAGACATGGGTGCATCAGGCAATCAGCAAAAAGCCATTCCTGCGGGCGGGGATGTGTACACAAATTCAGCATTCCCGATTAAAAACGAATTTACAACAGGAGGCCCAAGACCCACGCCAACGCCTGCGCCAACGCCTGCGCCAATGGTGCAGCCTACTGGGCCGAATGCGTTTCAGCAGGCTCAGGGCTATCAGACGCAAGCAGGTCAGGCTTACGGTGGCCTAGCTGGGTTCCAGCCTGAAACCGCGCAAGCTGCGCAAATATCACCCGCATCAACTATGCAGGGCGTGGGTCAGGCGGGTCAGCCAATCCAAGCGGGTCAGATTGCTCAAACTAATATCGGTCAATACATGTCACCTTATACGCAGCAAGTTATTGAGCGCGGTGAGGCAGATATTGCAAGAC